TGAAACCAAATTAAAGGTAACTCCTGCAGGTAAAAACTGTTTTATGTAGCCACTAAGCTCATTTTTTTCCGTAGTCGTTAAAGCTGTTGCTGTTACGCCTTTAGCAACTTTGATATTTACAGTTTTATTCAACCCAGTAGCAACATAAACCCGTGTCACAATTTGCTTTGCCTGATTTACTATTGGATAATAAAATGTAAGGAATCCAGGGCTGGTGGAATCTAAATTTAATTGTATAATATCGCCACTTTGCCACTTTCTAATCATGTAGGCAATCCACGGAGGTGTCCCAGCAATTGATTGTGCAGCTGTTGCTTCAAAGTCGGTTTTAAAGACATCAATCAGCTTTTCTAAAACAACAACGCAAACAGCGAAAACATATACCCACATACGCCAAATTGCGACTGCAGAGGGTGAGTTTAATTGCGCCAATGTTGGGTGTGTTTCTTTTTCTGCAATGACTTGCGCCATTACTTGGTTTATACTTCTAGCCATTTACTATTATATTTAATCCTGTAGGTAAAGTTGTAAATTGGTTGTGATACCTTTGTTTGCTTGTATCAATGCAGTTGGTGGTGTAAGTTTGTATATAATGTACAACTGTTTCATGGTTTACATCAACCTCCTCACTTGTCCGGACCAATTCAGAGCATCCCACAAGTTCAAATCTTTGAAGCAATTCAAATACTTTTTGTTTTAAGTCAAAAATAAGTAAATCTGCATCAATTAAATCCCCTGTATTATTGTAGTTATCATGGCAAATGTGAATAATAACATCTAAAACATACATTTGCACGCCATTACCCAACTGCTCAATATTTGCAGGAGTACCAACTTCAATAAAACACGAAGGGGAGGGAATTGCGAACCCCACTTGGTCCTCCATTGCTTGTAGTTGATTATTCCACAATCCAACAGCGTTAAAGTCTGGTATTTCTGCCTTAATTAATGCGGTTAATTCTGTTATTATGCTTTTCATCCTCTAAATACTTTGTCCGCTTGTTTCTTTACAAAACTAAGGATTTTTTTATTAAGCTTAACTGAATGTCCCATAAATTTACGAGCGGGCATCCTTGGTGTGCCGTAGTTGATAAATTCTCCGTATTTACTGCCAGAAGCAATAACGATTTTGTCCCACTTGGCACTCCTCACATAAATAGATTTTGCCAATAACTTAGTTTTCCCGCTCAGAATGGCTGAGGTTCTCTGCGCTTTGGTTGCATACTTGTAAGTTTTAGTACCTGGAGTCCTTCTTTGTACTTCCTGCCACTTTTTGCCGTCAAACCCCTGCCCTCTAAAGTTCCGCTCAAAGTGAGATTTAGCAATCAAGCCAACAGCAGGAGGCAGTTTGTTTTTCATTTCAAACAAGCGCCTTTTAAGTGGAGTTATTGGATTATTAGGCTGACTCATAAACTAAATCATTTTTTTGCCCCTTAATTACTCTTTTATGCTCAACCTCACCAGACAAAAATTCGTCTGGAATCTTTGTAAAAGCTTCGCAATTGCCTTTTGATTCGTTAAAATGCTTACAAGTCAAACACAATAAAATTAACTCTTTGCCCTTTTTCATTTCTTAAATGTTTTATCAATTAAATTGCCAATTTTAACGGCATATTTACTTGGATTTGATGATAATTTGTATTCAGTAAAACCCTCAGCCATAAATTCGTTTAGGTTTGTATTTGCGTAATTACCCAAGTGAATATTGTAGTACTCTTTTTGAATTACGCCATTTTTTGAAAGCTCTGCTAATTCGTTACTATAAGCATTTTTTAACACTCTTAATTCAGTAAAAAACGCCTTTATTTCGGTACTTGAAATTGCAACGTGTTGAGTTAATGCCATAACGTGCGCAAACTCGTGTACTACTGTTGCAATATCAAAGTTTTTTGTATCAGCACGACTTTTAAAATGTTGCCTTTCTGATAACCTTCCACGCTCAACAATAGATGCATTTTTACTTCCAAAATTTATACTATGCAACTGTACTTTTTTATCAAAAGAACGCACAGAGCCGTAACTTCCTTTTGTACTTTTAAAGCTTATTTTTATGTCCTTACCTGCAACCATTGACGGGTTTAAATTATATTCAGAGGTAAGGTCAAAAACTGCCTTAGCTCTTGCATTTAAAGCGTCAAGGCTCAATGTAGAATCAAATGTTATTTTTGGGCTTACATCAAGTATTGTGTTTTCCTTGAAAGCATCAAAAATGTTTTGCTTAATTTCTTTTACATTCCTACCATTTACATATTGCACTTGCTTAGGGTTTTCTGGCAAATCCAAATTGAAATTATTCTTAGCAAACTTCTCAAACTGAGGAGGCACATCGAAGTAAGGATGCTCTTTTGTGAATATCTTGCCAGTTTCAGCCGGATTTTGAGCAAAAATCCCCTGCGGTTTTAATGTCTTTCGTGAGGTGTTAGTCTCCACACCTTCCTCCAATGGCTCTAAATAACATCTACAATTGAAATGATTTTGTGGTGCGTTAGTTTTGAACCAATCTGACCCCACACGCTTAACAACTCCATCAAATTGCTTGCAAACTTCGCTCACATTTGAGTCATGCAAGGTTCTGTACTTTAGAAACGGGAAAAACTCCGCATTTGCCTCAAACTCTTTGAAATCAACTATATTTTTAGCAGATATTTGAGCAGTAGCCCACTCAGTTTTAAGCCAAGTTTTATGGAATAAGTCAAAGTTTTCACCTGCTAATTTTTCAAACTCTTTGAACGGTATTACCTGCCCATCCTCGCCAATTACTAAATTCTTTGTACTAAGTACGTACTGAAATGTTTTTGCGCCAGAAAAAAGATAAATATTTTCTCTGAGGTTGTAAGCCATATCTTTGCCAATGGTCCCAAATTGAAACTCTGAGTAATTTATTCCTGCCCCCTTTTCAAGCGCACCCGTAAGATGTAAAGCGGTTTGCTTATAAAGCGAATCTGGCAAATTTAACGGGTCAATATTCCCGTTAAAAATTGCTTGATTTAAGAGCCTTTTTTGATTTTCGCTATAATCCATCGTACAGATTTTTTACTGCCTTGGTTACATTTGTTTTGGGTAAAATATCCACTTTTTTAGTTGCTGGTATGCCTGTAGTTTTCTCAATATAAGCAGAATCAACTTCATGGCCTGCATCGTATAAAGTTTTTACAACAGTTGCAAATTTTTGGTTTACTTCGCTTTCCTTGTTTAGCTTTTCAACTTTCTCATTCATATTTAAGAACTCGAAAGTGTAGCCTTTAGGAATCGCAAACCCTAAATTTCTGAGCTTATCTAGCAAAGTGTCGTTTATTTGGTACTGCACAAACATATTGTCTGCCATTTCCACGTTTTCCAATGCTTCAGATACAGCATCGTCTTTTCCCGTTGCGCCTAGCTTGCCAGTGGTGCTGTCAATTGCGTCAGCGTGGCCCAGAATAATTTTACTGATTTTTTTCTCGCACCTATTTTCAAGGTTATCAAAGGCATTGTAAGCTGAGCCTGTGTTTTTTGCTTCTATAAACTCAATTGTGTCTGTCGGGTCTAAAACAACAGAGTTATTTGAGGCCATGTTTGCGATTCCATCCTCAAGCAATTGCCTTTCTTCGCCTTCTCGCTTCATAGTTTTAGCAACTACAAAAGGCATGATGAATTTTTCTACAAAGTCAGCATTATACCCCAAATTGTTACGAATAGCAATAACATAAGCCGAAACTGGAAATAAAAGCCCGTAACCACAATTTGAGTAGCCCAAATCGTCGGCAGTATCAGTGTATAAGCACCAGTCTTTTACGTCGTCTGAATCAAATTCAACGCCAGTATTTGCATAAGGGTAATTTACATATAAACCTGTATCTGGCCTCACTAAATCCCTTCTTATTACTTGCAATCCGCAAAGCTTGTTATCCTTAATCTCGGTCCAGTTAATCAAACTATAACCAAAAAACTGAGCATCAAGGATTGAGTTTAAAATAACACTAAACCATTTCTGCTTAAAGAACTTTGTCCACTCCTCATCAATTTCACCTGCAGCATTTTTAATGGCAAATTCTTTTTTAAGTGTTAGAGACTTTCTCGCACCCATACAAGCAATAACATGGCCGTCCATTTTAGTCTCTTGAAAAATTTGCTGCATCTTAACCCTACGCCTGTAGTCAACAAAAGCCCCCTCAGCCTCAGACAATGCTTCTCTCAACGCCTTAAGTTCTGCACGTACCCTATTTGCAGAAATAGGCATTTGCCCCTTTTTTAGGTTCGTGCCTTGCTTGTTAAAGGCGCTTTTTGCTGCATTTATTATTCTGCCAAACATCTTAGAATATATTTTTTGGGTTTGAATTAAATTTTATAGTCCTTCCCTCTGTCACTGTGGGTTGATTTAATGCTAAATCTGGAATAGTACGAAGCCCCGAAGCTGCATCTTTAAGCCCTTGTATTGCTGCATAATAGTTGTCAATTCTATTCTGCATTATGTTACGGCTTGAAATACGTTGAAGTGCGTTAAAAATAGCAATATCAGTACACCAATTGTAAATTAAAATACTTCTATTATCCCCAAACGTCCATTTGCTTGTATCAGTTGGCAAAACGGCAGTAACAGTGTAATCCTGTGGCGCACTCCAATAATTTAAGTTAGTTCCTGGCAAAATATAGTTTTTTTCTGCTATATCTTGGATTGCCGTGTAAATCTTTGTTTTATAGAAAACTTGGTCACCCGCCTTGTAAGCATTTGCCCAGTTATAAATTTGACACGGAGGCGTTACAAAGTAAATTGAATATTGAACTCCAAGCAATGTCCAAAAAGTTGCGTTTGTTGGTGGTTCGTGATTATATCCAACTGTTATATTATTTTTTATGTAAACATTCCCATCTGAATAACTTACAATTGAATCAACCGCATAAGGTGACCCTTGATTTGTCCATAATGGTCCATCCAAATACACTCTTGAATTACCTAAATAGGTAGCCGATTTTTTATAGATAGATGTTTCAGTAAACTCTGAGGCTGTGTCGTATTTTTGCACTAATTGCGAAGTAATCTCAGCGATTGCGAATGTTTCTGCCTTAGCTTGAACACTTGCCTTTCCTTGTAAAATTTGATTCCAATTTACTTCTTGAATATGTGCATCGTAGTCCTTTGCGGTTAGATATCCCATAGCTTTTTTTTACAAAGATAAAATTAAAATTCATTTTTTCGCTTAATCGAAATTGATTTAAAATTAATCGACTTACCACCGTTTAAATGAGCTTCGTATTCACTACCTAAGGCAACAGTAACCAGGTAACGCAAACAGTCCGAAGCGTGTCCAAATTCTTCATAACTTACCTTTGTTACTGGGTTTGTTTTCTTTGTCTTTTTGAGCGTACCGTCTGAATCCTCCAAAGCATAAGTGTAATCGTAAATACTTTCTTTGCAATTATCGCCAATGGTTAAACTAACGCCCTCAATCTGCCCAGCAAAGCACTTATTTACAAAAGCCCCACTTTGGAAAACGCTCGGGTTGACACTTTGAAGTCGCAGTGAAGGGTTATACTCTTTTAAATGGCCCATGTAATCAGTGAAAAAATTCTCCCCTTTTTCTTTTCCTGTATCCTCTTTCCATGAGGTTCTATCCCCGTAAATAAATAAGCCAGCGCACCTATTTACTGG